ATCGAAAAATATTGCACCTATTGAGATAATCGGGGCATCAGGATTTTTTCCCATGGTTTCAAGGTCGATCATTAGATGGTCACACGTCCTGCTGGTGGATGTGATAACGTGATGACCGTTCACCTTAATTAAGGGATCTGCCGTCTCGCCAGTTTCACTATCGCTGGCGTGGTCCTGAGCGCTGCCAGCATTCTCCTTGTGTGGATGTTCAGCGCCTTCCATTTTCTCCGAATCGTCTTCCTGAACTTCAACCTGGTTCTTGTCATCGAATGTTTCCTGGTATGTTGCGTCGCCCATCACCGCACCACATTCAGGGCAGTTGCCGCCACCGCTCTGACCGCAGGCGGTGCAGACTTTTTCCGCTTCCTGTTGCGCTACCGGTTCGGATTGTTTCGTTTCTGGCTCGTTTTGTAACGCATTTTGGCTGTTTTGTTCCGCTTTCTGGTTGTTCTGTTCCGTTTCTTGCTGGTTTTGGTTCACAGAATCGCGGGTTTCAATCCCCTTCACCCATTTCGGATCATTCGGGTCGCTAATCCCTGCAACAAATTCTCCGCGAGAGGCAGCAAGCAGTTCATTAGCGTCAGGCTGGCTGATATTGCCTGCCTGCATAATTTTGTTTACTTCGTCAGCGGTAACTTTTACCGGCTCTGGTTGTGCGGTCGTGTCAGATGCACCAGTATTTTGTTGTGAGCCTGAGTATGTACCGTTTTTGCGGGCAAAATATTCTTCTTTCGTGATTTCAGTAGCCCCTGCAGCCAGCGCCTTATTCAGACCAGAAAGTTTGTTTGCACGACCATATTTTTCGCCATCCTTATCGGTGAAAAGGAAGTAGAACGGCCCCTCACGCTCTACAGATGGTTCAGTTTCCAGCGTGCTTTCATTTTTTTGGGTATCAGATACTTCAGTTTCCACTGCATCAGTTTGTGCTGCTGACGGCTGGAGAATATCAGCAGTGTTCTGGTCTGTTTCTTCATCCTCAAACACGCCCTTTGTCGCCAGGTATTCAGTGATGTATTTGTTCAGTGCTACGGGATCTTTGTGAATGTCGATCGGACGCTCACGGACAAGGCCAAAAATAGTCTGACGGTCGTAGCGAACGGCATCGGGTTGTTTGCGCATTGATGCGGAAATGCGCTTCCAGTCTTCGCGATCTTTGTCGATAACTTCATTTTTTGCCCAACGATGGATGCTGCCGTCAATGTTTCCGGCATTAATATCGCCAGGCCACAGAGCGTAGGCCAGTTCTTCATCCAGCGTTTTCCATGTCTGCTTGTATTCGCGACGAATGGCGGCAGTGGCGGGGGTGATTTTTCCTGCTGAGTTTTCAGTGTGCTGCCGGTTGACTCTGGCGCGGGCAAGATCAACAACAGACGTGTATTTCCCGGTTTCTTTGCGTTCGGCTTCGCGACGTTTTTTCCAGGTGCGTAATTCTGTCTGGATCTCAGGCCATTTTGCACCCGGCTTACATTTATGTTTAACCCACCCGATGGCGAGCAGCTTTAGTTCTGAATACATGACGTTAACCTCAGGCATTTTCATCAATGCCTCAACGATATGCCCGTCGAATGTTGCCATGTCCTCCTGCAACAATTCCTGTGCACTAATCACCATATCAACGGTGATGTTTTCACATGTACCGAACTTAACCAGGACCGCGTTCTGTACTTCAAGGGACAGCTTGTCAAAATTGACGTTCATCGGATCGGATTCTGGTTCGACCGGGACAAAGGAAGCGCCTTCCTCATCCCAGCGGTTTTCCAGCATATATTCGGTATCCCAGGAGTCGATGGCAGGGCGGGGCATGCCGGGTTTATCCTCGCAGACAAGAAATTTATAAGCGCAGTCCTGAGCAGCCGGATATTGCTCCAGAAATTGCCAGGTAAATTTGGCACGAGCGCGACGTTCGTCGCCGGCTTCAATGGCAGTGGCTACAGCGACTGCACCTTCTTCCTTTATTGCCTGTTCGTCCGGAATGGCGGCGCAAATAAAGACTTTACTCATTTTGTTTTAACCTCATTACAGATTTTAGGGTGAACAAATCCCTGCCATTGCTGGCATATAAAATGAAACCGGATATTAATTACGGCGCTGTTTTAAGTCCTGCCGGGATTTCGTTATTATCCATGTGAATAACTTTATCGACCGGATAGCAGTTACCGGGAATTTTTTGTTCTGCTGCGGCAGCCATGCATTCTTTCATTGAACTGTATACGCCAGTAACCATGTCAACTGGTTCACCGGAAACAAGAAAAACCGTCAGAACAAGTGCAAATGTGGTATTCATTGCCAGTATCCTTTTTGCATCAGACGTAAACGGGCCAGCATTGAAACAATGCATATTTGATTTAATAACTCCCGTTCGTGTTTTCTCTTATTAATGGCATCTTCAGTAAATGCAGGGTTACTGATTTTGACACCAATTTCAAAACAACCTTCAGACGTATTAACGTTTGGTAATAACGTTTCCATTATCGCGTCCTCAACAATGAATTTTGTGATGCGGTGCCTGGTGCCTCCAGGTGACGTTAACCAGTTAACAATTAACGCCGGATACAGAGAACCCACCCATAAGAACCAATACGGAAGTCAACTGGCCTTTTTAACTGTTCCGCGTGCGCTGAGCCGCATTCACCGCATCACAAAATTCACTTTAAAAAGGGCGGCAGAGCAGTCACGGAGTAAAACTGATACCGCCAAACGTCACCAGAAAATTGATAACAGAGGGCGTTGCAGCGGGGTTGCCACTTAAGCGTATGGTCAACCTGACAACCCGGTGTCCTCAACGGGGAAGGAATAACCCCGCCATACTTACCGCCGCGCCATTTCGCGGATTGCCACAACCGGAAGCGCACAGACGAAGATGTCAGTGGTACACAACAAAGGGAGGAATGACTTCGCCGTGCGCTTTCGCGTTATGCCCTGACTTTTCAGGGATATATCCTTTCAGTAAACTGTTTGTGCCGGATTCTTATCCGTGTCCGGCGCACGACCACGCGCTGTCACGTGTGGTCTCCATTCTCAACCAGTAACCTCAATGGAGGATAAAATTAAAATGGTCAGCAAACTAAATTAGACTCGCTGGAAGATTCATTATTAAACAGCGCGTTTAAATTATATTCTTGAATGTTTTGGGGATAACCTTGCTGCTGAGGAAGGCTATCCAAACCATGTCGATGGTTTCGAAGCGATATATCTTTATCTATCCCGTAAACATGGATGGACTATTTCACAGTGTCGTTTAATGCCACTGGATGATATTCGCCTTGCTCTTTCGTTAGAGCTATCAGGGTGGCGACTCCCTGATGATGCAAAGATTGACGACCATCATTCTCACGATGATATAAGTTGTTAAGTTCCAGTAGTTTGGCTTTTGCAATGGCCTCTACAGATTTCCAGAATTTGTGGGGGTCTGTACTCTCTTCCTGTTCGTCAGGAATGTTATTGTCCTCAACAGAAACAGAATACAGTCCGGTAAACGCATCGCGCACATTACGAGCCATATTATCAATGTCTTTTTTCGTTTCAGCTTCTAATGCAACTTCGTTCAGACGTTGACGAAGTGTATGTGCTGCAATTTCTTGGATTTCTTTTGGTAACTCTTTAAATTCCATAGTCAACCTCATCAGTCAGTGTTTCTGGCTAACCAGCGATGCGCGCCAGTTTCGGTTTTAAACGTTTTGCTTTTGGTATATGTCATCGCGGTGAACGTACCGTCCTGGTTGGGGAACACGCCACATACCAGAGATTCGCTGTTGCCAAGATCGATAGTATCCATGCTGACCTCATTTCCCCTTAACGCCGGGGTGGCGGAACAAAAACCTGCTGCATAGTTAAAGTTGAACCCTGCCGTCATGTTCTTACGCCTCGGGCTGGCTACTTAACCCCTGACCACTGCCTGGTAACTCGAAGTATTGCCCTGCGTTCTGTGGGGCGGGGTGGTATACTATAAAACTAAATCTATTTAGTTTTATAGTCAAGCGCGATCTAGATATATTTAAAAAAGGTCGACAAAGCCGACCTCTGATTGAAAAACAAAGTGGAAGCTATAGGCTGAACTGCACACCTTTTGCTACAGCAACAATTTTACATTCAGGTGTCAGTAAGGACGATTGATAGCGAGGATTGAGGGGGCTTAAATACACGAGTTTTCCGTCGATGACTAATTTTTTTATAGTCATAGATGGTTCGTTTGTAAGCGGATCTGGGACTATTACAGCGACGATACTACCATTTTTATATTTTTCTCTAGGCCTCATGATCACTGTGGCACCAACCGGAATGCTTGGCGACCCTGATGGGTTGTGCATAGTGTCATCAGGCATTGAAACGGCAAAATCCCCCTCCTTGACGTCAAAGAATGTGGTGATTCTGTCGGCATTTCCCATAGTTTTCTCTCCTTCTAAAATTAGGAAAGAAATTGCTTCCCCCCATGAAAGATAGGGGATTTGGGTGCCTGAATTGTTCTGCACAAGGGTAGGTTCAGTAGACGATACTCCATATAGGAGATAGGACTCAGTAGTTCCTAGTGCTTGGGCTAATTTACTAAGAGCTTTGCTACCGGGTTCGTTTAGGTCTTTCTCCCAGTACCCTATAGTTACCCCTGTTACGCCAGAAAGCTTGCCCAGTTCGACTTGGGTCAGTCCCTTGTCTTTTCTGAGTCTCTTAAGCCTAATGCCAAGGCTTTCCATCATCATCTCCCGTGAATTGAATATAAATTATTTTAGATTGCATTGACCTAAAAAAAATTATCCTTTAATCTAAAAATACTTAGTTTTAGGAGGGTGAAATGCGAGTTGATGAACTTGTCCAGTTTTTTGGCTCTGTTCAGAGAGTTGCCGATTTTTATGGGATAACCCGTGAAGCTATATACATGTGGCGCAAACGTCCTGGTGAAATAGTTCCCAAGGGGAGGGCCGCGGAAGCTGCCGCATACTCCAAGGGAAAATTATCTTTGAACCCAGAACTTTACAAAAAGAAGGATAACACCTTGAACGAAGGAAAGAATGATTCATGAAAATCAAGCATGAACACATCCGCATGGCTATGAATGCCTGGGCGCGTCCGGATGGTGAAAAAGTTCCGGCGGCCAAGATAACCAGGGCTTATTTCGAACTGGGAATGACGTCCCCGGAACTGTACGACGACAGCCATCCAGAAGCCCTGGCTCGTAATACTCAGAAAATTTTCCGCTGGGTGGAGAAAGACACCACTGATGCGGTTGAAAAAATTCAGGCGTTGTTACCAGCAATCGAAAAAGCAATGCCACCTCTGCTGGTGGCCCGGATGCGCAGCCACAGTTCAGCCTATTTTCGGGAGTTGGTGGAGACGCGGGAACGACTGGTGAGAGACGCTGATGATTTTGTCGCAGTGGCAATCGCCGGTTTCAATCAGATGAATCGTGGTGGCCCGGCAGGAAATGCTGTGGTGATGCACTAAAAGCACGGTGTTCGGGGTTTTTTATGAGCAGCAAGCTTCATGGTCTTGTCTGGGAAGGGTGCGCCTTCACCGGCATGATCTTATCCAGGGTGGCAGTAATGGCTCGCCTTGCAGACTACAGCAATGACGAAGGTGTGTCATGGCCTGCAGTGGAGACCATTCGTCGTCAGATTGGGGCAAAGAGTGAATCAACGGTTAAAGCGGCGATAGCGGAACTGGAAAAGAACGGCTGGCTGACGAAGGAGGAGCGTAAGGTCGGTGGGCGTAATGAAAGCAATATCTACCGCCTTAATGTGGAAAAACTCGAAGCAGCAGCTGAGGCGGCGCGTGAGGCATATAAACCGAAAAGAAAAATTAGCCCGGCAAAAAATGACCCGTTAACAGTTGACCAGTCAAATATTGCCCCCTCAACGGTTGACCCGTCAAATTTTGATGGATCAACCGTTGGTAAAAAACAGCCGGTTAGGGGGGCGATGGTTGGCCCCGATCCGTCAGTATTAAAACCTGATCCGTCAGATAAAAGATCTTTTCGTCCGGAAGCTTCGCAACCGGACCCGCAGACGGCTGAACAGGATTTTTTAACCCGACATCCTGATGCGGTTGTGTTTAGTGCAAAAAAACGTCAGTGGGGAACTCAGGAGGATTTGGCATGCGCACAGTGGATCTGGGGGCGAATCGTGAGTCTTTACGAACAGGCCGCCAGCGATGATGGCGAGATCACCCGACCGAAAGAACCCAACTGGACAGCATGGGCCAATGACGTGCGCATAATGCGGATGCTGGATGGCAGAACTCACAGACAAATCTGCGAAATGTTTGGTCGGGTACAGCGGGATCCATTCTGGGTAAAAAACATCATGAGCCCGTCAAAACTTCGCGATAAATGGGATGAGCTGGTTATCCGTCTGGGGCGTTCGCCTGTACAGCGTTGTGTGAATCATATTTCTGAACCTGACACCGAAATTCCACCAGGGTTCAGGGGGTAGGTATTGATTTCAGATCATGAGGTAATTTTCAGGAGGACTTGTGGCAAAAGTTTTTACACAAGAAGAGCGGGAAAAAATTAAGGGACAGGTTGTTGCACTCGTACGCCAGAGTGGGCGCGAGACGTTACGACAGCTGGAAGCTAAAACAGGTGCGACAAGATATCTGATTAGCGTTCTTGCCAAGGAGCTGGTTGCCAGTGGCGATGTATACAACTCTGGCTATGGGTTATTCCCGTCAGAACAGGCTCGTAAGGACTGGCAAAACGCCCGCAAAAAACTATCGAGGGCAAAGGGGAAGAAACCGTCTATGGTTGATCCGGACCTTATCTGGTCATTACCTGACGGAGAAATTCGTCGCTACGATAGTCGCCATAACATGGTTTGTCGCGAGTGTCTGGAAAGTGAAGTAATGCAGCGAGTGTTGGCATTTTATCAGGGAAATGTTCGCTATTTATTGAAGTGACGAGATTAAAGAGCATTAATACATATGTGAATTGACATTTCTGTGGCACAGGGCTAGAACTATTCTCATTGTCAGCGTTGTGCCAGAGTCTGATGTTTGTTGTACATTTGGACGAATAGACGGCGTTGTTAACTTTAAAAATAACACAGGAACACTTTGAGAAAGTGAACAGGCGTATTTATTTTTTGCTGATGAAGGAGAGTAACTTTAATTTGGGTAATTAGATTGATAATAGGCCAGACGAAAATAACATTCTGGCACACTTTTGGTCGCTACAGTCATTAGTTAATTTTAAGTGATAAATTTTTATCCATAAGTTAACACTAGTGTGTCATCTAGCGAAACCGAATCGCTTTAATCCATAACTTAAAGTTGAATCAGTGGGGTAGCAGTAGGTATGCCGGAACTGATAAACTGTGCAGAAGGCTAAACATTCATTCACTCGTGAGATAGTAGCATAAATTATGCAAAGAATTATTCCTGATAAAAATTGGTGGGAAAAAGAGCGTATTAATCGTAAAGCATCATCAAAATGCCCATATGCTAGTTCATACAGATGTCCTCAGTACTATCAGAGTGTAGTTTTGCTCTCAAGCATCAATATGATAGCTGGTATGGCAACTAGGAAAGAAAAAGAGTTGGGCGAATTTTGGGAAAGAACTAGTTTCTCATATTTATGTGATGAAGAAGTCCCAACAGTTACTACAAAAGAATATGGCGGCCTTGCATCAGTTAGTAATTTTTGCCCAGAAATATCATTTAGATATTTACACTATTACGCCGATTATATGTGTAAATATGTTGATTAGATAGATCAGGATACTGGCAGGCGTAGTGCGGAAAAAGATAATTTAGAAAATGATTGGAAATATACATGGATGTCAGTCAATCCTAAATTTTATTTAGATTGCGATGTTTTTGAAAGTGTCAAAAACTTCAATGAAGAATTGGCTAGTGATTACTTAAAGAGATTGCATCCAAATATCATTCAGCAAATAGATAGAATGAATAATTGCTTGGATAATAATGACCCGGCGGGTGCACTGCACGCAGCCTCTAATATTCTAGAAACTATGGCGAAGGAAATCACTCAAAACCCGAATGTGGCAAATGAGTCATTGGGTGGTTTTTTTAAACAGTTCGAAAAAATGTCAAAATTACCTAAGAATCTTATTGATGTTGTTAAAGATATTTATGATTTACGCAACAAACTACCTACTGCTGGACACGGAAGCTTGAACAGGCCTGAATTAACTATGGTAGAAGCTATAACTATTGCGGCAATGACAAAGGCGATTTTAGAAATTGAATATCGAAGCAAAGCCATCTAACAAACATAAATTATGTGGTTCAAATTCCCGCTATACTTCTGTGTTATTGCCGCCAGCGTCTACTTATCGCTGTGAGTTCAACGGGGCGATGATGCGTTAGAGATCTCTGAATCGATTGAAGTCTAAGGTTGTCAGGGCTGTAACAGTAGCCCTGTGTCATGAAAGGATTGCATATTAATTAACGAAGAACAGACCAATAGCATTGATAGTTGTTTTCAAAAATAGACCAATAACAAACACGACTGGCCATCTCATCGATTTTCGACAGTATGCAGAAATGGGCGGGATCCACACGCAGTACCAGCTTGCTAAGATAAACGAAAAGGAGACTTTAACCAGTCAGTGGCTGCATGCTGATGGTGATCCGCTATGGGCCGTAGATGTTGTTTGATGTACGCAGAAAGAGACGACGAAGGGCACTATGCCGAAAACTAAATCGGTTTTAGAGATTAACCGCGCTGGTGAGCTGGAGTGATTGACTTTTAGAACGCCAGAAAGCAAAAACCTCACAATCGAGTGAGGTTTTGTTAAGGGCTTACTATTTTTTGGCAATTAGTGCATGCATCGCCATTTCATGACCTTTTCTGCGAAGTTTTTTCACACGGGGCTTGAGCCTAGTGAAAGAACTTGGGCTAATTGTCGACTCAGCTTCAACTATATCATTGCGGGGAGCACCCGTTTTAGCATCTTCATAGCGGATAAGTATTTTAAACGTGCCCTCATCAACTCCGACACCTTGCAAGTGATGAAGTTTAGATGAAACAGCACCGATTAAATAATCATGAATTCCTTGCAGGCCCGTTTTACCGATTGGTGAATAGGTATGCAACATATTTGCACCTACAGGAAGGAACTGGCGAAAGTCAGGAACATGCATCTTTTTAACTTCAACAGAAGTGTATGCTTTCATGTCAAAAGAAACTCCAGGTTTCCGTGCATTGACTTCTAGCCATTGAGGAAAATCGAGAATATATTTGCTCTCAGCAGTTACTTCCAGTTTCTTCCTAGACGATAATGTCACGTCCATTACCTGAGCCATATCAGCCATAGAAAGCTCAGCGGCCTTCCGGTTGATGGCTTGTACCCGCTCGCTCACGTTAGGTCCGAATGCATCGAACAACGAAATTTCAGCAGCTGGTTTAATGGCTTCAGTTTTAACAGACATATACACTCCTTAGATAGGACACTTATTATACACCTAAATGCGCTAGATCGCTAACGTCTGAATATGGGCAGCTATGGGAGGTAGTCCAGTTTTCAAGGGTCACGTTAGGAGTATAGTCGACCACGAACTGACCATCATTTTCAGGATCTTCCCGTCGATGATAAACATTGAGTGTAAATAGGCCTGCATATTTCGCGAGCATATGTTCAATGGTCTCTCTGCTCTTGAAAAAGTTCGCTTTAAGAACCTCTAACGGAACCTTACGAGAGCGGGCTTGGGCAAAAACCCACGCGTAAGCCGGATCAAAATAGACGTAATTCAGTGCTACCTGATAACCAGCCTTCAGGGCCAGATCAAAGTTTCTCTCCGCAATACCTATACTGGAGAAAGTAGAGTCCATAACAATGGGATAGCCTTCAGATAGCGCTTTTTTGTAGATAAAATCGACCATTCTGGAGGCAGGTCTCTGATAGTCCACAGAGTTCTCTTCATTGTAGTAGGGGAACCACCAGCGAAAATCATCAGCATCAATTCGAACAATGTTTGTGATGCCATGTTGTTCTAAAAGACGATTTAAGAGCTCGGTTTTACCTGCAGCAGGCGAACCAGCCATAAACAGGACGTGCTTGGCATTGGCATTTTTGTTTGCTGTTACGTAACTATAAACGTAAGGGCGAATTGCCTCACCAAACTCAGGCAGTATGGTTTCAAGTTCTTTTTTCATCGGTAAATCATGCCGTGGTAGTTTTAGTTTTATTTAACAATATCATAAACGTTTAAAGATGGTTACAAATTAGCTAGATTTGTGAGCGCTTTAACCTCTAAAACCCTCTGGAACCCAATACCGCTTTTCTGGCTGTCTTTTCAATACGGCATCCAGCGCATCACTTACTCGGTCTGTATGCGGTTCATTGCTGAAGTCGCCAGTTGCGGGTAAATCTGCATCTCTGCGCCGTTTAAGATTCGCGTATTTACGCGCAAGCGCTCGATGGCTTCATTTTGCTGGTGGCTTTCCTTCCTCGCGGCTATTCTAGCTATCTGATTGGCTGCTATGGCCTTTGCCGCTGTCATGGAATGCGCCAGAGTCTTATCCGTCATCATTACACGCTGCGTTTCCAGCATGCTGGAATGATCTCTTTTTGTTGTTCTTGAAGAAGAACTCTTATTCTTCGGTATATCATTTTGACAGGGGGCAGTGTAAGTATCCCTGCAAAACGAACCATTCACTTTAACAGATATGTCAATTTCCGCTCATCGTTCAAAGCGGACTAGAAGGTTAGCTTGCGTCGGACTTGGCGTTTTTAAAGAAGTGCTGGTGGTGACTGGTTGTTGTGTTCCATTTCTACAGAACAAAATCACAGAAACTATTCCCAATAGTTTTATTGAATCAATGATGAGACAGCCTCATATTTATCAGGACTGGTGTACGTCCAATACAGGAGGTTGTCGTGCTGGTTCTCAAATGTGCGCTCGCTATTGCGGCTGTAATGGCAATTTATTGTCTTGCTGTTGTTCTTATGGATCGCCTTTCTGATTGATTTTATATTGGCGAGGTGACGGGAGTTAAGTAGGATTGCTGCGGGTGCTTGAGGCTATCTGTCTCAGGCATGAATACCAACGGCAGATAGAGAAAAGCCCCAGTTAACATTACGCGTCCTGCAAGACGCCTAACATTAATCTGAGGCCATATCTATGACTTGCACACGTAGGTTAGCCTCTTACGTGCCGAAAGGCAAGGAGAAGCAGGCTATGAAGCAGCATAAGGCGATGTTAATCGCCCTGATTGTCATCTGTTTAACTGTCATTGTGACGGCACTGGTAACGAGGAAAGATCTCTGTGAGGTACGAATCCGAACCAGCCAAACGGAGGTCGCTGTCTTCACAGCTTACGAACCTGAGGAGTTAGAGACCAGGCGAGGGAGAAATCCCTCGCCACCTCTGATGAGTCAGGCATCCTCAATGCACCCACACTTAACTTGATTCGGCGGGTTTATTTTATCTGTAAATATTTTTATAAAAATAATGCCCACACACAGCATAAAACAAAAAGTATCACAGATAAAAAAGGAGCGTAATGTGCAGATTTGTTGTTTTCCATATTTACTCGCTTTAACATAATCAATATTGATATGGTTGTTATTTCGGTGGTTTCAAACGAGATATTATGGTGATCTGGCAAATTTGCATAACATTAAAATTTAATTTATCTAATCGCTTTTAATAATAAGCGTTGTGTTTTATCCCAGCAATCTGTTGTTTGATTTTTATTTCATTAATGTAGGGGCTTTACACTGGAACCAGTTTATTTATACTTTATACGCCAGCCTGAACAACTGGCACCTGCTGCGCCAGCAGAGACAACCGATGGCGCACGATACCAAATTACACAATTCTGATGATTCTGCCGTCTTTGCCAGCAGGTGCGGACGGCGTTTTCACGCATTCAAATCGGACTGGTTCCAGCATTCTCCATGCACTGAAGAACAGGCTGAATGGTTAATTCATTGCTACCGCAGACGCGGATACGAGATTAAGAAAGCCCTCAGCCCCGATTATCGTCACTGGATAATCTACGTCAGGCTTCCTTATTCCGAACGCCCACCGCGTCAGTCCCGCACATTCCAGCAACGGATCTGGAGGTAACGTGCGGGTATTACTTCGACCTGTACCGGTACCGGAACTCGGGGTGGTTATCGTTAAGCCAGGCCGTGAATCAATGTCGGTATTCCATAACGACAGAGTACTGGTGGAGCCGGAACCAAAAAGCATGCGCGGTCTGCCGTCCGGAGTCGTCCCTACCGTTCGCCAGCCGCTGGCGGAGGATAAATCATTACTGCCGTTTTTCAGTAACAAACGAGTGATTCGTGCTGCTGGCGGCGCTGGTGCACTGTCTGACTGGTTACTGCGCCATGTCAAATCCTGCCAGTGGCCTCATGGTGATTACCACCATAGTGAAACCGTTATTCACCGTTACGGTACCGGCGCGATGGTATTGTGCTGGCACTGCGACAACCAGCTGCGCGACCAGACATCGGAATCACTCGAGCAACTTGCTCAACAAAATCTGACAGCCTGGATGCTTGAGGTTATACGTCACGCAATGAATGGCACGCAGGAGCGGGAATTATCGCTGGCTGAATTATCCTGGTGGGCGGTTTGCAATCAGGTGGTGGATGCTCTACCTGAGGCAGTATCACGTCGTTCGTTGGGATTACCGGTGGAAAAAATCCTCTCTGTGTATCGCGAGAGCGACATCGTACCGGGAGAACAGACAGCCACCAGCATACTGAAGCAGCGCACAAAAAATATTGCGCTACCGCCTCACGTCCACCAGCAACAAAACTCACCACAGGAAAAGGCGGTGGTAAGCATCGCCGTTGATCCTGAGTCCCCGGAATCTTTCATGAAGCGACCTAAACGTCGCCGTTGGGTAAATGAGAAATACACACGCTGGGTAAAGACACAGTCGTGTGCGTGCTGTGGTAAGCCAGCTGACGATCCCCATCACCTGATAGGTCATGGTCAGGGCGGAATGGGAACAAAGGCCCACGATATTTTCACGTTACCGTTGTGTCGTAAACATCATAACGAGCTTCATGCAGATCCGTTGGCGTTCGAAGAAAAGCATGGTTCTCAGGTTGATTTAATTTTTCGTTTTCTTGATCACGCCTTTGCAACCGGCGTGCTCGGATAAAAGAGGTTATTGATGGGGATAGAATTTGTTTTGCCTTACCCGCCGACGGTAAATACCTACTGGCGTCGTCGTGGCAGCACATATTTTGTATCAAAAGCAGGGGAGCGTTATCGCCGGGATGTGGCGCTTATTGTTCGCCAGCAGCGGCTGAAATTAAATCTGTCCGGAAGGCTGGCAATAAAAATTATTGCAGAGCCACCGGATAAGCGCCGTCGTGACCTGGACAATATTCTGAAAGCACCACTGGATGCACTGACACATGCGGGACTGCTTATCGACGACGAGCAGTTTGATGAAGTTAATATTATGCGCGGTCAGGTTGTTCCCGGTGGTCGGCTGGGGATAAAAATCACAGAACTGGAGTGCGCATGAATAACCAGTATTTACAGTTTGTGCGTGAGCAGCTCACGATCGCCACCGCTGATTTGAGTGGAGCAACAAAAGGTCAGCTTGAAGCCTGGCAGGAGAATGCCATGTTCAATACAGGGCGTTACAGACGTAAAAAAATCCGGTACCGCGATAAGGTCACTGGAAAAATAGTAACGCTGGATAATCCACCGATCCCGGGAAAGCAATCGCTGGCGAAAGGTTCATCAATTGCCCTGGTCAGTCCGGTTGAGTTTTCGACATCATCATGGCGACGCGCCGTTCTGTCTCTTGAAGAACATCATAAAGCCTGGCTGCTGTGGTGTTACAGCGGTAGCATTTGCTGGGAGCATCAGATCGCGATAACGCAGTGGGCGTGGACTGAATTTAATGCTCAATCCGGTACCAGAAAAATTGCAGGAAAAACTCTGGTGCGCCTGAAGACGTTGATCTGGTTGGCGGCGCAGGCGGTAAAAGCTGAGCTTTTTGGTGGGGAAGGTTACGAATACCAGGAACTGGCGTTACTGGTGGGAGTAACAACCAAAAACTGGTCCAAGACATTTACTGGTCACTGGGTTGCAATGAAACACATTTTTCATCGGCTGGATAGTGAAGCTTTATTGTTAGTGGAGAGAACACGTTCAAAACAAAAGGCGGCATTTTCATAGCAAAGTATTGCAAAAGTAGATTAAAACGCATATATTTCGTGTAAATCTGATATTTTGCCGTTTTTATACGTGATGGCAAAGCTAGTAAAACCCGCGACCGAGCGGGTTTTTTATCCCCCCAAAAAATGGCATAGACATTAAACGTGATGACGATTGTGCCAATACTTTCTCCATCAATGACGCCCCTTGACTGCATGGAATCCAATTTGTTATGTAATATGTGTTGATATTTTTGAGTTGTTAATGGTGTTACTATGAATGACAGTGCTCTGCTCAGAAACTCTTCACTTTTTGTTGCTTATATGGGCTGTCTAGGATGGGGAAGCGCTTATTTCTATGGATGGGGTACTTCATTTTACTATGGCTTTCCATGGTGGGTTGTCGGGGCTGGTGTCGATGATGTTGCACGAAGTTTGTTTTATGCTGTGACAGTTATCGTTATATTCCTTATTGGATGGGGAGTTGGTATTGTTTTCTTTTTGGGCATAAAACAAAAGCGCAATATACAAAATTTGAGTTTTATCCGGCTTTTTCTCGCGATATTGCTGCTTTTTATTCCACCTGTTCTGGAGTTTTCGGTAATTCATCAGCATGTTGAGCCAGATGTACTGATTTTCTGCATTCTTGCTGCCTTTACAATCACGCTTTTTGTCAGGTCTGGAAGAAGACTTGTTTCAGTCAAATGTTTTTCGGAAATGTCTTTTATTCGCCATCACCGAATTGAGTTCATGATGGCTGGGTTTATGATTTATTTCTGGGCATTCTCTCTTATTGCCGGTTGGTACAAACCACAGTTTAAGAGGGAATATCAGGCGATCCACTATGAGAATGTATGGTATTACATTATTGCGCGTTATGATGATCGTCTGGTGTTATCGAAATCATACAGGAGTGGGGGTAAGAAATTCGTTATATTTAATAGCGGAAATATTAATGATTTTGAAATTAATACAGTCAGAGTGCGTTAAAATTTCTTGAGTAACAAAGATTTTTACCGCCCGCCATTGAGAGGTTTTTTATGCCAGAAAAATGGTTCGGTACATAAAATGTGCAGGTGGTTATTAATACCGGTCTTTCAGCTTGCTGGCTTCTTCGACAAGAGTTATTGGTATGTCACGTTAACCAATAAAGAGAAAAAGACATGCTAAAACAGCAGGATATGACAGAAACAGCCAGAGTGGTGTTTAATGAATTAAGCGTCACTGAACCGGCAACAGTTGGGGAAATTGCGCAGAATACTTACCTTTCACGCGAACGCTGCCAGTTAATACTGACCCAGCTTGTTATGGCGGGTCTGGCAGATTATCAGTTCGGTTGTTACAGACGCCTTCCGCAGTGAAGGCTTTTTACTTTGTGGTAATGGGCGGCTGGTGGGTGTTAGCGGCACCTGCCAGCCATCTGCTCATGAATCGGGGTCACAAGCAAACCTCAGGCCCATCCGCTTTGCGCAAAAGCGGTATGAGCCTATCAGAGAAGTGCTTATTGATCTATGGTTGATACTGTAAAAATATCCAGTTGTGAGTTAATCAACACCGATTGCCTGGAATTTATCCAGACCTTATCGGAAAACTCTGTCGATCTTATAGTCACAGACCCGCCATATTTTAAAGTGAAGCCCGAGGGCTGGGATAACCAGTGGAAGGGAGACGATGATTACCTGAAATGGCTGGACCAGTGTCTGGCTCAGTTCTGGCGGGTACTGAAGCCTGCCGGAAGTCTTTACCTGTTTTGTGGTCATCGCCTGGCATCTGATATCGAAATCATGATGCGTGAGCGCTTTAATGTGCTGAACCACATTATCTGGGCGAAGCCGTCCGGACGCTGGAACGGGTGCAACAAAGAAAGCCTGCGGGCGTATTTCCCGGCAACAGAGCGCATTCTGTTTGCCGAACATTATCAGGGGCCATATCAGCCAAAAAATGCCGGCTATGCGGCAAAGGAGCGCGAGCTTAAACAACACGTCATGGCCCCGCTGATTTTTTACTTTCGTGATGCGCGTGAATCACTGGGAATAACGTCCAAACAGATAGCGGAAGCCACCGGAAAGAAAAACATGGTGTCGCACTGGTTTGGTACCAGTCAGTGGCAGTTACCGAACGAAGCTGATTACAGAAAACTGCAGGCGCTGTTCGCGCGTGTTGCAGAAGAAAAACACCAGCGTGGGGAGCTGGCAACGCCACACCAACTGCTGGTCAGCACATACAGTGAACTGAACCGGCAATATGCCAGTCTGCTTGAGGAATACAAATCTCTGCGGCGTTATTTTTCTGTATCGGCCGCCGTTCCTTATACGGATGTCTGGACGCATAAGCCCGTACAGTATTATCCGGGTAAGCATCCCTGCGAAAAACCGGCGGATATGTTGCGTCAGATAATTTCTGCCAGCAGTCGTCCGGGGGATGTGGTTGCGGATTTTTTTATGGGATCGGGGGCAACAATAAAAGCAGCAATGGGATTGGGGCGTCGCACGATTGGGGTTGAACTTGAGTCCGGGCGTTTTGAACAAACAGTTGGTGAAATATTGGTGCTGAACGATAAATTGCGAAATGCACAATTAGATAAGAACAGGAGCTAATCTTCGATTAATATCTAAGCCAAGCAGGATGCTTGGAAGTTCTGATATATTCTTATCGTTTTTCGGTATTTAAAACTGATTTTCGCTGGTTGCGAAAGCACGTGGTCGGGCACTGCGTTCACACATGCAGGAGGGTGTGAAGCCAGCTTTTTTGTGTGTATTCAGATGGCGTTCTGATTCTATAACGAGTTACGTGGACATCAGGGATGGAGAGAATAGGAACGCCATCTTAATACATTTTCCCCGTTTATTTGATATATATTCCGGATAAGGGATTAGGTCTGGTTTTTTATGTCATTCAATAACGCTCTTCTATACTGTATACAATACTTTATCCTGGCAGTGTGTTTAAAACCTGAACTTATCCTTTGTTTCGTTTATAGACAGAAGGGTTAATATCGACTTATCATCAGCAGGATGGCAACAGATGTGTAAGCAGCTGGTCACCAGTTATACTTCAGTGGTACTTCTGAGTGCTTCTCTCCGTGAAATGATTATCATCCAGATGGCAGGAGTAGAGTGAATATTGATGATATTTCCAGGTGCTCCAGCTTGTTGCAGCGTATTGAGGATGTTAATGCTGAACGAGCCAGGGCCTTTAGTCGTTTAACAGTTATATTTTCTACCCCTGATCGCCTTTCAGGAAAGAACATTGTTTTATTAAACAGTGATGCCATCCATAAGGTTTTTGATGAGTTCATGGCTGCTAATTCAGAATTGCTGGCTCTTGTTGAGGAATACAACGAGATAGCCAGCCGTGTAGGCATGGATGAGTTCATTGTCATGCTTCGTGGATAAAAACATGCTTCATATTTTCTGTTAGCTCGCTACGGCGAGCTTTTTTTGTATCTGAGCCACACCTGGCGCACATCAAAAACACAGAGCCTTTCAGGAGGTGCTTACGGGATTGTCAGTGTGACTTTCACTGTGGGCTGGTAACCATCTGGCGCAGGCTCGTCTACGCAAAGGAAAAGTCACGATGTTAGGTATTTTCAAAAAGAAAACCCGCAAGGCCATCACTGAAGTGAAGAAGATGGAGAACCGTGATGCGGTGGAGGCGACCGTCTGGGGCGCATATTCCATTGCATATGCCGACGGCACCTGCGACGCAAAAGAAATCGCAGTACTGGAGAAAACCATTGCTGCGCTTCCTGCTTTTGCACCGTTCTCTGGTGAGATTGCCCAGATGAGCGCCAATATCCGCGCCCGTTATGAAGCGTCACCGCGTAGTGCGAATGCGCATGCATTACGTGAGCTGGCTGATGTGGCGGGGACAACTGAGGCGGTTGACGTGCTTTGCCTCTGTCTGGATATCGCTGATCAGGATGGCATTGGTCCGGATGAAGAAGCGCAGCTCAAGAAAATTGCACAGGCGCTTCAGTTACCACTGGAGCAGTATCTGTGAAAAGTGCGGGCCTTGTGCTGGCTGCCATCCTGTTGTTTCTGGTAGTGGCAGTGGATTTCACTAGGCGGTTGATGTCGGTACTGGCTGATGGTGTGTTGGTGGGCGGGGAGGTGGCTCTTGCCGTTACACCGTAATGCAAAATAACAGCATACAAAAGGTATCGGTGATGGTTGTTATTGGTGTGGTTTATTAAAAAAGTGTAAGAAAATTATGAGCGTTGTAGTTGAACAAAATGGTGAAATTGTATGAGCTCGGCATAATGAAAGTTCTGAAGGTATTGCCTGCACACGCTGTGTAAAGGACGGCACGCAACTGCGACTCGTTGCCGTCCTTGAGGACGCATTTACTCAGGCTAAAGGCGAGTTGCTATGCTGGGATGACGGAAATGGAGTGCCGAATAGCTGCACTTCCGCCTCCTAAATCAATTGTAATATTCCAGTAACCTGAATGCGGTACATGAAGGTGGGCCGGTAATCTCTGAAAAAAACCGCCACCACCGTGATGATGAAAGCTTCTTGCGTTGCGGTAGTTATTAAAGTTTGTATCTGTCATCAGCAAAATATTGCACTGATGAGAGCAGTCAACCACTACCGTATCTCCTGCATTTAAATGCATTCTTTTATGTAAAAACTGCATGTAATTTCCCTGATCAGAGGTAATCAGCCATCCCTCTTTCTCTATGATGAGCCAGCGTCCCACCACTGGCGGGCTGAATGCTTAACATATCCAGGGTTCAGAAAACGGTAAACCCTGATAAATATCCATATCTTCAAACGTTAATAAAATGTCAGTTACGGGGCCGCTGATGGTCCTTTTTATTTACAGGAGAATAAATATGTCTGAACCCTTATCCGGTTCCGGCACTGCTGTGGCGCTCGGCGGGGCGACGGTATTCGGGCTGTTTACCGGGACGGATTTCGGGATTGTATTTGGTGCGTTCGCTGGTGCGTTATTTGTGGCAACAATGCCGCAGACACTTTCAGCCTGGCGTGTGGCTGCACATTTTCTGGTGTCCTTTATTGTTGGTGTGCTTGGGGCCCGTGGTGTGGCCGGTTACATGGCGGAACGTATTGGGTTTAACAGTGCTTCCGTTGATGCGTTGTGTGCGGTCCTGGTGTCGGTGCTCTCAGTAAAAGTCCTGTCATTCATCCACCAGCAGGAGATTACATCACTGGTATCCGGTCTGTTCTCCCGTCAGCGTGGAGGAGGTGGTGGTAATGACAAATAATCTTCCAGGATTACTGAATGCGGCGTTATGTACGGTTATCGTGCTGACGCTTTTTTTCTACCGCAGAAAAGAGTCACGACACAAACCGCTGATATCGTGGTGCGCCTGGTGTCTGATGCTGTTGTATGCGATAACGCCGTTAAGTTATCTCTGTGGTCATCCGTTGCCGGCAGACTGGCTGGTGGTGATGCTGAACCTGGTATTTGGTGTCATGGTAGTGCGTGCGCGCGGTAATGTTTCAAAAATTTTTGCTTTCCTGAGTGGCTGATATGAAATCGAGAGATGAAATTTTTGATGAAATCCTCGGAAAAGAGGGGGGTTATGTCAGTCATCCTGACGATACAGGCGGAGCGACGAAGTGGGGAATTACTGAAAAAGTGGCGCGCGCGCATGGTTACCGTGGTGATATGCGTGATTTGAGCCGCGGGCAGGCTCTGGAAATCCTTGAGGCGGACTATTGGTATGGACCTCGTTTTGACCAGGTGGCAAACCTGTCTCCTGATATTGCTGCAGAACTGTGTGATACCGGGGTAAACATGGGGCCGTCGGTAGCCACAAAAATGCTTCAGCGCTGGCTGAATGTGTTTAATCAGAAGGGAATGCTGTATCCGGACATAGTTACAGACGGGGGGATCGGGCCGCGAACCATTAATGCGTTACGTTCTTATCTGAAAAATCGCGGCAGGGATGGCGAACTGGTACTGGTGAAAGCCCTGAACTGTACGCAGGGTGAGCGTTATCTGGCGCTGGCAGAGAAACGCGAGGCTAACGAGTCGTTTGTCTATGGCTGGATGAAAGAGCGCGTTGGTTTATAAACTCATCGAAAAGGTCACTTCAGTGGCTTTTTTATTGTTCAAAAAACGAAAGAACGGAGGTACGTATGTACGCACTGAAAAAGATTACGGTAACTGAAGATGGTCGTCAGGTTGAGGAAGTGCATGTCCTGGGGGGATATGTATCGTATGGAGTTTTACCCGCGTAATACCCATCTGGCAGCAAAAATTGAGTATTGCCGGAACGGGAATATTTCATGTTTGCAGGTAGAGAAAACGGATGAGGCTTATATCACTACGCTGAACGGCGATACGATGCGTTGCATCTGTCGCGGCGACAGTAAAGCCCGGAATGAAATGGCCAGATGTCGTACTCATACCAGTGAATAACAAGTAAAACCCCGGCGGCTGAAACAACCAAGGGGTTAACAGTGTAAATAAAACTGCCCATATTGATGGGCAGCGCATGTAATTATTGTGAGCAATAGACCCGAGCTTCAAGCGGAGTATAAATGCCTAAAGTAATAAAACCGAGCAATCCATTTACGAATGTTTGCTGGGTTTCAGTTTTAACAACTTTATCTGCGCCACCACAAATTTTGGCTGCATCGACAGTTTTCTTCTGACCAATTCCTGAAACGAAGAAATGATGAGTGATGGTTTCCTTCGGTGTTACTGTTGTAGGTTTGTTTTCAACTGTAAACGTCTGTTGAGCACATCCAGAGATAAGCAGCGCCAGTGTGAAAGTGAGTAGCGTTTTTTTCATCGTGTGATTCCCGTTGTGTTTTTAAGTTTGGTGCATCGTATTTGTGGAAATTTAAACAAAACCTAAACAATGAGTTGAAATCTCATATTGTTAATGTTTATTAAAGTATGCCAGATGTGCTGTATCTTTACTGTATACCCAGATTAACTATGGCCACAGCACCGACTGGTAACTCCTGTGTGGGAGTGCCGGCTACTGAGGCGGATCAAACCGGACGTTATGGTTTAGCGTGGAAAAATTTGAGTCGTGTTCTGGATGCTTTCGGTAAACAATAATGAGTTGTCAAAGGTATAGTAATATCTTTTGTGTTCGTGGATATTTGTAACCCATCGGAAAACTCCAGCTTTAGCCAGATTTACCCTGTATTCATGAAATGTGATTTCTCTTGATTTCAACTTATGAAGGTAAGTTTCTATAAGTCGCGTGTCTCTGCAAAAGCTAACATGAATAACATCATGGAAACCTTTTATTAACACCGTGTTATCGCTCTCAAATACAATGTGAATATTACCTGTGGCTAAATAGTAAATGTAATGTGAGACATTGTGGCGTTTTAGTTCAGAGTAAAACCGGTCACAGTTTAAATCTTTCCGCACTTGATCAAATATTTCTTTAAAAATGGCAACCTGAGCCATCAGTATCCCCTTGTATATGATATGAGGGGCGTAGTCTGCATGAGTGCTTTTAATACTGCAATCTGGTCAGATGTCTTTATCGTATATTGATGATTATTGTCGGATAGTATGAGGTTTTCTCAACGCATGGAAATACCGGAAGGTGCGAAAATTACTAAGTAAGAAGAGTTACATAAGCCCTTCATACAGTGAAGGGCTTCTGTAATCTTAGAAATAAAAAACCGGTCATAGGGAGCTACACAGAACCGGTCGGCGAAGACCGCCAATACCACCCATGCATCGATGCAACATACTAATGACAATAGCTGCTATTGACGTAAATGCAATGTTATGCATCGACGAAAATAAAAAACCGGCAGGGGAAATCCATTGAAGACTTGCCGGTGGCAAAAGTTGCCAATGCTTTTATAACCGTAGTCACAGAGTTACGAAGTGCAACACCGAATGCTGCTGGTATATGGATGAATGGCGTTTCAATGATGTGCATCATTCAAATCACAAATAGTATTGATACTTATTCTCGGTTTTGCGGGTCCTTTCCGGTGATCCGGCAGGCTACGGGGCGGCGACCCCGCGGTTTTTCACTATTTATGAAAATTTTTCAGGGAAAATCGTGTCGGTACTTCTCGAATATAACTTTTTGTTTTTTTTAATATTTCATCCGTAAAGGTCCGACATGAAAGTGTCCGAAAATGCCTTTTTCTGGCGTTTTCATGTCGGGCCTTGTATTTGATAATGGGTTGTTTTCATGAAGGTTAATAAAAAGAGGCTTGCCGAAATTTTCAACGTGGACCCGCGGACGATTGAACGCTGGCAGTCTCAGGGACTCCCTTGCGCCTCCAAAGGTAGTAAGGGCATTGAATCTGTATTTGATACTGCCATGGCAATTCAGTGGTATGCGCAGAGGGAAACTGATATCGAAAACGAAAAGCTCCGCAAAGAACTGGACGATTTGCGTGCGGCAGCGGAGTCAGATTTACAACCCGGCACCATTGACTATGAACGCTACAGGCTCACAAAAGCGCAGGCAGATGCGCAGGAACTGAAAAATGCCCGTGAAGACGGAGTAGTGCTGGAAACTGAACTGTTTACCTTCATTCTGCAACGTGTGGCACAGGAGATTTCGGGGATACTTGTGCGTGTGCCGTTGACATTACAGCGTAAATATCCGGACATTTCACCATCACACCTTGATGTGGTGAAAACTGAAATCGCGAAAGCCTCCAATGTTGCAGCTAAGGCCGGTGAAAACGTGGGCGGGTGGATCGATGATTTCAGACGCGCAGAAGGCAGCTAATGCAGCCGGTGCGATAGCTACAGGGCTTTTATCTCTCATTATTCCTGTTCCACTGACGACAGTTCAGTGGGCCAATAAACATTATTACCTTCCTAAAGAGTCGTCTTATACCCCGGGGCGGTGGGAAACACTGCCGTTTCAGGTTGGCATCATGAACTGTATGGGCAACGATCTGATTCGCACGGTTAACCTGATTAAATCTGCCCGTGTTGGTTATACAAAGATGTTGCTGGGAGTGGAGGCTTATTTTATTGAGCATAAATCACGCAACAGCCTTCTTTTTCAGCCCACGGACTCAGCTGCTGAAGATTTTATGAAATCTCATGTTGAGCCAACGATAAGGGATGTTCCTGCATTGCTGGAGCTGGCTCCATGGTTCGGAAGAAAACACCGCGATAATACGCTCACCCTGAAGCGTTTTTCCTCCGGTGTGGGGTTCTGGTGTCTGGGTGGTGCGGCAGCAAAAAACTACCGTGAAAAATCCGTGGATGTGGTCTGTTATGACGAGCTTTCCTCGTTCGAACCGGATGTTGAAAAAGAGGGTTCGCCAACCCTGCTGGGGGATAAACGTATTGAGGGCTCTGTATGGCCAAAATCCATTCGCGGCTCGACGCCTAAAATCAAAGGCTCCTGCCAGATCGAAAAAGCCGCTAACGAGTCGGCACACTTCATGCGTTTTTATGTGCCCTGTCCGCACTGTGGGGAGGAGCAGTATCTGAAATTTGGCGATGATGCCTCGCCTTTCGGTCTTAAGTGGGAGAAGAATAAGCCAGAAAGTGTTTTCTACCTTTGTGAGCATCATGGCTGTGTGATCCATCAGTCTGAGCTTGACCAGAGTAACGGGCGGTGGATCTGTGAAAACACGGGCATGTGGACCCGTGACGGCCTGATGTTTTTCAGCGCCCGGGGTGATGAAATTCCGCCGCCGCGCTCCATCACTTTCCATATCTGGACGGCGTACAGTCCGTTCACCACATGGGTACAGATTGTCTATGACTGGCTGGATGCACTGAAAGATCCCAACGGCCTGAAAACCTTTGTGAACACCACGCTGGGCGAGACCTGGGAAGAGGCCGTGGGCGAAAAACTCGATCACCAGGTACTGATGGATAAGGTTGTGCGTTACACGGCGGCGGTGCCTGCCCGGGTGGTTTATCTGACGGCGGGCATTGACTCGCAGCGAAACCGTTTTGAGATGTATGTCTGGGGATGGGCTCCGGGAGAGGAAGCCTTTCTGGTGGATAAAATCATCATTATGGGGCGTCCCGATGAGGAAGAGACGCTGTTACGTGTGGATGCGGCGATCAACAAAAAATACCGCCATGCAGACGGAACCGAAATGACTATTTCTCGTGTCTGCTGGGACATCGGGGGGATCGATGGCGAAATCGTTTATCAGAGGTCAAAAAAACACGGTGTTTTCCGGGTGCTGCCGATAAAAGGCGCATCTGTCTATGGCAAGCCGGTGATCACCATGCCAAAAACCCGCAATCAGCGGGGCGTGTATCTGTGTGAAGTGGGGACGGACACCGCAAAAGAAATTCTCTATGCCCGTATGAAAGCCGATCCCACGCCTGTGGATGAAGCCACGTCGTATGCCATCCGTTTTCCTGATGATCCGGAGATTTTTTCGCAGACAGAGGCGCAGCAACTGGTCGCGGAAGAGCTTGTGGAGAAGTGGGAAAAAGGAAAGATGCGTCTGCTGTGGGATAACAAAAAGCGGCGTAACGAAGCGCTGGACTGCCTGGTGTATGCCTACGCGGCATTACGTGTGTCCGTGCAACGCTGGCAGCTTGATCTGGCTGTACTGGCAAAATCCCGGGAAGAAGAGACGACCCGGCCAACCCTTAAAGAACTGGCAGCGAAGCTGTCCGGAGGAGTGAATGGTTACAGTCGCTGAACTGCAGGCGCTGCGTCAGGCGCGCCTTGATTTATTAACCGGTAAACGGGTGGTGTCTGTCCAGAAAGATGGTCGCAGAATTGAATATACGGCGGCTTCTCTGGATGAGCTTAACCGGGCGATCAATGATGCGGAGTCGGTACTGGGGACAACCCGGCGTCGCCGTCGTCCGCTGGGAGTGAGGTTATGAAACGAACGCCTGTCCTGATTGATGTGAACGGCGTTCCGCTTCGTGAGAGTCTCAGCTACAACGGGGGCGGCGCAGGATTTGGCGGGCAAATGGCTGAGTGGTTGCCACCGGCGCAGAGTGCCGATGCGGCCCTGCTGCCCGCGTTGCGTCTGGGGAATGCCCGGGCAGATGATCTGGTGCGCAATAACGGAATAGCGGCTAATGCGGTGGCCCTGCATAAGGATCATATTGTCGGGCATATGTTTCTGATCAGCTACCGTCCGAACTGGCGCTGGCTGGGGATGCGGGAGACTGCGGCAAAAAGTTTTGTCGATGAGGTGGAGGCGGCCTGGTCAGAATACGCAGAAGGGATGTTTGGTGAGATCGACGTGGAAGGGAAACGCACGTTTACGGAATTTATCCGTGAAGGTGTGGGCGTTCATGCGTTTAACGGCGAAATCTTTGTGCAGCCGGTCTGGGATACGGAAACCACGCAGTTATTCCGTACGCGTTTTAAAGCCGTGAGTCCGAAACGGGTGGACACGCCTGGACACGGTATGGGGAACCGTTTTCTGCGGGCCGGTGTGGAGGTCGATCGATATGGCCGTGCCGTCGCGTACCATATCTGTGAGGATGATTTTCCGTTCTCTGGTAGTGGACGATGGGAACGGATCCCGCGTGAACTTCCCACCGGGCGTCCGGCCATGCTGCATATTTTCGAGCCGGTGGAGGACGGGCAGACCCGTGGGGCCAATCAGTTTTACAGCGTCATGGAACGGCTGAAGATGCTCGATTCCCTGCAGGCAACACAGCTTCAGTCGGCCATAGTGAAGGCGATGTATGCAGCGACGATTGAAAGTGAACTTGATACCGAAAAGGCCTTTGAATATATCGCCGGTGCGCCGCAGGGGCAGAAGGATAATCCGCTTATTAATATTCTGGAGAAGTTCTCCAGCTGGTATGACACGAATAACGTGACACTGGGCGGTGTCAAAATTCCGCACCTTTTCCCTGGTGATGATCTGAAACTACAGACTGCGCAGGATTCAGACAATGGATTTTCTGCGCTTGAACAGGCGCTGCTGCGGTATATCGCCGCCGGTCTTGGCGTTTCCTACGAACAGTTGTCCCGTGATTACTCGAAGGTCAGTTACTCAAGTGCCCGCGCCTCCGCCAATGAGTCGTGGCGCTATTTTATGGGGCGGCGAAAATTTATTGCGGCCCGACTGGCCACGCAGATATTTTCCTGCTGGCTGGAAGAGGCACTTCTTCGGGGGATTATTCGTCCGCCACGGGCACGTTTTGATTTTTATCAGGCGCGATCAGCCTGGTCACGGGCAGAGTGGATTGGTGCCGGAAGAATGGCCATTGACGGGCTCAAGGAAGTCCAGGAATCAGTGATGCGCATTGAGGCCGGACTGAGCACGTATGAGAAAGAGCTGGCGCTGATGGGCGAGGATTATCAGGACATTTTCCGCCAGCAGGTCAGGGAATCTGC